AAGTTACTTGCAGGATGTGGAACATGGTAAAAGGAATTGAGTATGATCGTAGCAGTAGATTTTGACGGGACAATCGTACATGATGACTATCCCCGTATAGGTGATCCTGTTACGGGAGCCATAGAAACCCTCAGGAAGCTGAAAAAAGAAGGTTATATTCTTATTCTCTGGACATGTAGAACGGGGCTATTATTAGCGCAAGCGGTAAAATTTTGCGCCGAGAACGGAATCAGATTTGATGCCATTAATGCCAACCCGAGGTCGGAGGTCATAAAATGGAAAAGCGACCCGCGCAAAGTAGGGGCAGATATTTATATCGATGATAGGGGTCTGGGGAAATTGCCGTCGTGGGACGAGATATATAAAATTGTCCATCGTCGGGTTCCGGATGCACTAGACAGGTTGGATATGAGTTATGGGTTTGCTCCTAGGTAGCTAAACTATCAGAACATTTAAAGCGATGGGCCGTGTTTTTATTCGGATTTTATTGATTTATACCGCATTTGTTTGTAAAAAACGGGGGCAGTTATCAAAAATATACAATTCTAAAATAGTGAAATATAATACAGATTTAATATTATCTTTGTAAATAAAATATATATAGGTCATGGATAGTACTGAAAATATAGGAAATAATGCCTTATCAATAGTTACATTTGAAGATTTTAAAAATACTAATGGGTTAACATATTGGTGGGCTTCTGAGTTAATGGTAATGCTCGGATATCAAAATATGAAATCATTTCAAAAAGTTTTAGATAGGGCCACTAAGGCCATGGTTTCTTTAAATATCCCTCATTATGAAAATATAATTGCCGAACAGAGAGAGGTTAATGGCGAAATTATTCAAGATTTTAAGTTAACAAGATTTGCCTGTTATATTGCCTCAATGAACGGTGATCCTAAAAAACCGGAGGTGGCAATCGCGCAAGCTTATTTTGCTCAACAAACACGAAAGTTTGAGCTCTATGTGGAAAACGCTCAGGAGATTGATAGGATACTGATACGTGACGAGCTTACTGATGGAAATAAATCACTTGCATCTACCGTAAAACATGCTGGAGTAGTAGATTATGCTAAATTTCAAAATGCTGGCTATGTGGGCATGTATAATATGGAATCCTGGAAGCTTGCAAGGATGAGAAATGTTGAGAAAAATAAACTATTTGATTCCATGGGTAGGACTGAGCTTGCTGCCAATTTATTTCGTGTAACTCAAACTGAGGAACGTATAAAGAGCCATGGCATAAAAGGACAGCATAATCTTGAACAAACTCATTTTGAGGTTGGCCGTGAAGTCAGAGACATTATTATAAAGAACGTGGGGAAAAAACCAGAAAACTTACCACAGGAAAAACAATTGCCCGAAGTAAAAAAAGAGCTTAAGAAAGGGTATAGGAATATGAAAAAAATTGATAACAAATGACTACCTGT